GGGGTATTCCGTGGACCCCCCTCCCCCCCTTTACCTAACAAGAGTAGGAAGTAGTGCCTGAGCTTAGAGACAAAGACGCTTAGTCAAGTGTGTTCTAATAAAGTAAATTGATAAACCTAAGCGAACGGGTCTCCGAACTCAGACACAAAGCATTATAGCTTCAGACTTAATAGACACCAAAAGGAGAGAGAAACCTAAACGCTGGAGGCTTTAATTGAAGACTCAAACGTTGTTTCTGAAACCATAATGTGTTTACCTGAAAAGTTATACATTACAATGTCTCTCATAACAGCTAATTCTGAATCATCATTCAACTCAGCAGCAGCAGCAGAGAGTCTAGCTACAAGGCCACAAGTATCATGACCAAGACGAATGTCTTCAAGATACCATAGGACCCATTCATTGAATGGGCTATAGGGGTTGTCAATAGTGGTCAGTAGCCACACGTTTGACGGGCTCTTCTTACTCATAATACTACCCCTTAGTCCTTATTTATATCTCTAATCTGGTTAACAGGAACACCAAGAGCTGACGCCACTTCGGCAGCAGTGTAGCCAGCCTTAACCATGGCGAGGGCACGGGACTTCTTACCCGTAGTTAACCCCGCCTTAGCTGCCCTAGGAGTCGCATAACTTCTTACTCGGTCCATATCTGCGTTACGGAGAACCCCCCGCAAACGGGTGGGGGATATTGCCCCCATCTCTATGGCCTCCCATTCTTTTGGACTTATGTCGATCCTAGGTTTAACACTATCAAGACGAGTTCTTGCTAATTGTATAGAACGTCCCTTCCATGTTTGTTTGTCTTTCCTAGACATACCTGGACTAGCTGCCTTCTTTGCATTATAGATCTCACCACCAAGTACTTGTGCTTTACGTTCTACGGGGGCCGCCTTTATTGCTAGCTTATACGCTGCATCCAAGGAAGCCACCTCTGTCTTGTACGTTTTTGCTGCTTGTCGGTTTAAGGGCACAGGTCTTTGATCTAGTGTTGCCTTCCTGGCTTGGTTAGCTAGGGACTTCATGCTATTAGCATGGTCAGCATAGACGCCCTCTATTGGAGTACCAGAAGATAAATCATAAGCGTCCTTTGTGTCGGCGCCCCAAGTAGTTTTAGTAGTTTTTGCTATTGTTTTCCCATTCTTATCAACGTATACCTCATCTGTATTAGTAAATACTTTTTCTCCACTTTCAGGGTCTATAGTATAACGATCATGCCTTTGAAGAACCCGACGTTGAGACTTAGATTTACTAATTAAGGTTGCCGCTCCTGCCCTAGGAGTTCCTTGATACCTTTCTTTAAGCGCGCCGATACCGTTATCGATCTTAGATTGTCTATAATTTAACTCGTGTTTGGCCGCATCAATAACTACCATACTGTGTCTAACCGCGGCAGCTATTTCGGACGGCGACGCACCTTTAATCGTCATATCTGTAATAAGATTAGAGACATCACCCATTAGTCTTTGCTTAGACTCTTCGGTTAAAACCTTCATACCAGGATATTTTGGGTATGCCGATCTGGGTTCGAAATCTGTTAGCTCTTTTAGACTTGGCGCCGTCTTAAGTGTTCCCCTTTTATTGGGAACAACAAGAACAGTGTCTCCATCGAAGTCGGCTCCTGATAATTTTTGAGCAACATCAGGATGAACAGCCACCGCATCTGGGGCAGCAGTTCCTATGAGTTTTCTATAATCACTATACTTGTTATTTACCGTAAGTTCTGGAATTTCAAAAACACCACCGTGTGGATACCTAAGAACCGCGACTTTTTCACCATTATCATAATTGGGTGCATAAATCTCAGTGGGTCTCATTTTTGGATCGGGAAGAAGAACGTTTGTTGTTTGACGAGGGAGAGCCGCCGCCTGTAAATCGACAGCCGATTTATCCGTCTTATCAGCAAACTCTATTAGCAAGTGATTTCTAACAGTAGGATTGGTCAAATTCTTAATATCAGCTAATTCCGCTAAACTGTTTTCAAGAATGATATCAAGCTGTGTTGTAGCCACCCGTGGTGCTTGTTTAGAAAGAATTTGTGATGCTAAGCTTTTTTTCCAAGTCGCCCAATTTCCTTCTACTGATAAAGTCTCTTGACCAACGATATTAACTACACCAAACTGCTCTTTTCCATTTTCGTCAATATACGAATTTGGTTTCACAATTGAATCGACCTTACTGGTGGCGGAAGTTGGATCTTGCGTCTTCATGGCGTCCAACTTATTTCCAGTAGGCACTTTTGAGGTATTGTATATTATGTCTACCCCCTTTGGGAGATCGTCTCTAGAAATAGCCATTCCTTTCATATAGTGCGTATCATCAACGCCGATTCGAACCTGAGCATAGTTTTTTCCACCCAGACTCAGTTCTGGAACTCCGGCTCTCATTTCTATAAGACCATCTTTCTCGCCACCGCCATCGTCTTTATATTTGACGAGAATTCTATCTGACGAGATGTTATTAATGGTGTCCGCCACAAAGAAACTCTTTCCCCCATCGTTAGTGAAGAAATCGGGCCCGTTTGTAATACCAATATTCGTTTGGTTTGCAATAAGGTCCTCGTATTTAGATCCGGGAGGGCCTAAAACTTTAATTGATGTAAACTTTCCTGGATTTCCTAATTGCTCTACTTTTAAATAATAAACAATATATCCGTCGTTTTTCAAAAGAGATATGGCGTTATCAAACTTAGGTCGAGGAACATTGACAAACACTTCTGCGCCTTTGCCGACATCAACAAACCCATACTTCGCAATCGTCTTTTTGAGCAAATTCGATATTTTCTTTACTATTTGAAACTTAAGATTCGCAAGTGGCTTTAATAAATCCCGTATGGTAGACTCAGCAATTCCAGTTTCTCTAGATATTGCGGCAGTACTCATCCCGCGTTCCTTTTGTCGAATAACATTTAATCGGTCCGCCTCCTTAGCTTCGGCCTTAGCCAGAGATTTTTGATTTCTTAGTTCCTGTATAGTCAAATCTAATCCGGTAGCTATCTCCTTTTCACTTAAACCTTTAGCTGCCAATCGCTCTGTTGTTGCGATTAGTTCGCCCCCACTTCCCCAAGGGTAGCGACCACTACGACGTTTTACACCGATATGTGACAATTCAGACATTTCAAATCTCCATTTGCTATAAAACGGTTTTTTCGTCTATTTTACTAATGATTTTATCCGATTGTATTATTGTTGCCACAACGTCAAAAACTTCTTTCGAAGACGGAAAGAATTCAGTCACTTCACTATTTTGATATATTCTGAGTTCCGTTTCTTTCAGCTCCCTTGTCGATACCCCATAATCTAAGACAAATAAACCAGCATAGATTAACAACTGATTCATAGATGGTGTCGACACCCCCGTTTTTAGATCATGAATTCTAAGCCGACCGTCGAAAAAAGATATAGCATCTGTTGTTCCATAACAATTGGGTGAATAATATAAAAGGACTTCCGGGTTCATCTTAAACCCTATTGCGTCATTTACAAAACTATTAAGCGACGCTGCTGTGTTTGGCAATCTGACAGCAAGAGCTATTAGTTCTGCGGCGAGCGCATGATACTTTGTACCTAAAGAAATCTTTTTATGATTTTGGTAGGTTTGAACGAGACGGTCTTCTGAATAATTTAACCAATGATATCTTGACGGGGAAAGAAAGGCGTGCGTGTTTTTAAGGTGTGAATAGTTTTTCCAAATCATTCATCACCTCCTCCGCATTTTCAGGATATACAAAATTTGAGTAGCCTTTTTTTCGAAAGTGCACAACATAGTAATCTTGGTTGGGCTGATGACTTGCTCGCTTAGCTCGTTTAAATTCTAACGCAGCCCAAAAGGACGGACCGATCACAAAAGTGTCTGGATACGACCGTTGTTTTGGTCTAGTGTCGATAAAATCTAAATCCACATCAGGAAGTCTTTCTTCCAGATCCCTTAAGAACTTTGTTTTAAAACTCATTTCTAACATTTCAAATCTCCATTATACGAAAAACCACGAACCCGACGTTTTCGACATGTCATTTCTTTGTGCTGATGTGAGGGGGGACACTATTCAATTGTTGTAGG